TCCGTTAGACCCCAATCGCCAGATGCATTACACTGTGAAAAGTCGCGTTCTGCAAGAGTTTTCAAACAAATGAGAGACAAAGTAGCAAAAGATATAAAATATGTTACAATGAGAAAAGAATGGAGATCTCAAGAATGATTTTTTTATCTTGCCCACCAATTTATCATCTTCCCGGAACTTGGGACGATCCAGCTAAAATTGCTAGATGTAATGAGACATTAATTCCTCATGCACATTTAGGACAAGGAGCAGCGTTTGCTGTGTTTCTTGGTTTAGTTGTTATCGCATTAATTGGTTATGGAATTTATATGACTTTTGGTTCTGGAGGAAAAGGACTTAAAGATGAAATCAAAGAACATGCTAGAATGCATGAGCTAGGAATAGCACATGGACATGAAGGTAGAAAACCTGTTCTAACACAAAAAGCACAAGAGCAAGACTATCCTCAACATCACCACGATAACTAACTAATGAGTGATTTTATATGGGTTGAAAAATACAGACCCCAAACTATTGAAGAGTGTATTCTCCCTGAGAGCATTAAAAAAACTTTTAGGGATTTCTTGTCTAGTGGCGAGATACCAAATATGTTGTTATCAGGCCCACCGGGCATTGGTAAAACCACAGTTGCAAAAGCATTGTGTAATCAATTAGGAGTAGATTTTTATGTCATTAATGGATCGGATGAAGGTCGTTTTCTTGACACGGTTCGGAACAACGCGAAGAACTTCGCGTCTACAGTCTCTCTTACGTCTGAGAAAAGTCACAAAGTCATTATCATCGACGAAGCAGACAATACCACTTCCGACGTACAACTCCTCCTTAGAGCGTCTATTGAGGAGTTCTCATCCAACTGTAGATTTATCTTCACCTGTAACTACAAAAATAAAATTATTCAACCCTTACATTCACGCTGCACTGTTATTGATTTCTCAGTCAACAAACGAGACAAACCATCAATAGCTGCACAGTTCTTTTCAAGGATTAATGAGATTCTCACTCAAGAAAATATTCGGAGTGATAAGAAGGTTGTTGCTGAACTTATAAATAAACACTTTCCTGATTGGAGGAGAGTTCTTAATGAGTGTCAAAGATACTCAGTCGGAGGTGAAATAGACTCTGGTATATTAGCGTCCTTTTCAGATATTTCAATCAATGATCTCACCAAAAATCTCAAGGAGAAAAACTTTCCCGAAGTTCGTAAATGGGTCAGTACCAACTTGGATAATGATACTACTTTACTTTTTCGTCGCATTTATGATAGTTTCTATGAAACCTTGGTCGCTAGTTCTATTCCTGCTGCCATTCTTATTTTGGCTAAATATCAGTACCAAGTAGCATTCGTTGCTGATCAAGAAATTAATATGTTGGCTTGTCTAACAGAAATCATGGTTGAATGTACCTTTAAATGAAAAAGAAAACAAAACCATTTAAACTTAACTGCTTTGGTTTTATTGGAATCTTTTTATTATTAAGTGGCATTGGTTCTGGTTTTGCAGTTTACTACTCTATTATGGAAAATTTAAAATGACAAAATTCTCAAAATTAAAACATCAAGTGAAATCAAACAAGTATTATCTATTCTGGGGTGCTTGCACCATTGCAGTCATGGCAGGTCAAATTTATGTTGGTAATGGATATCGTAAAATGTCAGAAACTGGTGATGCAATATCCGCTGATATTAATTTATTGATAGAGGTTCTCACTATGCCATCTGGGAGAGAGTTTTTATATGAACCACTTAACCAAATGCCTATTATACAATGAATATAAATGAGTCAGATGCTAAGTGGGCTGCTAATGAATTTATCAAATACTTTGGAAATTACACTGATACAGAATCTTATCTTCGATCTGTAAAGAAAGCAGTAATTGGCAGTTCTGGATATATTGACAACCCCAAAAACGATTTCTTTAATAATGATATCCATCCAGAGGAAATGGATTTTGATATTCATTTAGTGGGTAATAGATTTCCAATGGGTATTGATCAAGATTATTATAAAAACTTACTAAGATTAGTTTCATCTCATAATAATGAGGATAGTATTCCCGGAAGAGAATTAAGAATGATAGTGAAAGAAAGGAGGAGTAATAAAGTTATTGGATTTATTAGATTACAATCACCACTTATTAATTCAAAACCAAGAAATAATTGGTTAGGAAAAGCACCAGATTTAACATTGTTTAATCGTCATGCTGTAATGGGTTTTGCAATAGTTCCATCTCAACCTTTTGGATATAATTATCTTGGTGGTAAACTTTTAGCTTTAATTTGTGTCTCTCACTACATTAGAGAAATACTTAATAACGTATTTGAAAAGGATATCGCTTTATTTGAGACAACTTCTCTTTATGGGTCTAGTAGTAGTGCCTCACAATATGATGGACTTAAACCATTCATCAGATTCAAAGGATTGACCGACAGTAAGTTTGCACCAACTTTACATGCCGATGCATTTCACAAACTTCATGATCGTTTTAAATATCTTAATGATGGTAAACCACTTACTGATAATAAAGCCTCTTCTAAAAAATTAAAGAGACAAACAAAAATGATATCAATTATTCGGAATAGTTTAGAAGATAAAGATAAACTTAAAGAATTTAATGATGTTATTGAAACTGCATATAATCTAACAGAGAAAAAAAGATTTTATATTTCTGATTTTGGATACAGTAATGTTCGTGAAGTTATTAATGGAGAGCAAACTAAATTAATTAAAGGACAAAATTGGGATAAGTTTTATCTTGATAATATTATTTCATGGTGGAAGAAGAAAGCTGGGAAAAGATATGAAAAATTAAAACAAGAAAAAAGGTTTAGAGATAGAGTCGAACTCTGGACAGACGAAGAAGAAATTCAAATTATTAGATAATGGAACTTAAAGATTGGTTGAATTCAGTCAACTTTACAAAAGAAAATTTAATTGAAGAGGATCCAGATGCGATCAAAGAATATCCTCCATACATTGTAAATCGTTGTTTATCGGGGCATCTTGATACAATCATGTTCGCTAATGAGATGAATAAATTTCCTAACTTGGATAAAGACCTCCAATATTCATTTTATCTAAATACACTTAGGAAAAAGAAGAGGTTTTCTCCCTGGCTCCGGAAGGATAAAGTCACGGATCTTGAAATCATCAAACAATACTATGGTTATAGTAACGAAAAAGCATTACAAGCTTTGAAAATATTAACACCTGATCAGATTAATTTTATTAAACAACGACTTGATATTGGAGGAACACGATGACGACGACCGTTGAACCAACCGTGCAATGGACTCAAGATAAGATGCTAGAGGTTGTGTTGAATGAACCAGATGATTTTTTAAAAGTTCGAGAGACATTAACCCGTATTGGAGTTGCATCAAGAAAAGAAAAGAAACTCTATCAATCCTGCCACATTTTGCATAAGCAAGGAAAATATTTTATTGTACACTTCAAAGAATTGTTTGCCTTAGATGGTAAGCATGCTAATCTTACAATTAATGATGTGCAAAGACGTAATCGAATTACTCGTTTACTAGCTGATTGGGGACTTATCTCGATTGTGAAGGAGGATTCATGCGTAGATATCGCACCCCTTAATCAAATTAAAGTGTTATCATATAAAGATAAAGGTGACTGGATTCTTGAACAGAAGTATAATATAGGTAAGAAAGGAAAAACAACTGAATCTGAATAATTGAAAAAATTTATCTTTGATGTTGACGGCACACTTACACCAAGTCGTCAACAAATGGACACAGGTTTTATGGCTTACATGATTGTATTTGCATGCAATTATGATACTTATCTTGTGACTGGTAGTAATCGTGAAAAAACAATTGAACAGATAGGACTTGATCTTTATAATAGATGTAAGAGGGTATATAATTGTGCGGGTAATGATGTTTATGAGAAAGATAAACTCTATTATCGTAATCCTTGGAAACTTCCAAAGGAAGCAAAATTGTTTCTTTTAGAGGAGTTAAGAAAAAGTGATTTTCCAATTAGGACTGGTGCACATATTGAGGAAAGGCCCGGTTGTGTTAATTTTAGTATTTTGGGAAGAGGTGATCATCATAAAACTTGTTTTAAATGTAGAGAGGAATATGTTAAGTGGGATCAAAGATCTAATGAGAGATCAAGTATTGCACAAAGATTTAACAGACAATTTCCAAGCCTTTACGCTTTTGTAGGTGGAGAAACTGGTGTTGATATTTCATCAAAGGGATCAGACAAGGGACAAATCATAAAAGATTTTAACGAAGATATGGAAATACATTTTTTTGGAGACCGCATGGATGTAAATGGAAATGATTATCCATTAGCAAAAGAGGTAGAAAAATTGGGCGGTTATACGTACCATGTAAAAAATTATGCGGATACCCACCAAAGACTTAGGGAGATATCCGACCTAGTAAAATAGACAATATGTTATAATTAGTAGTGTCGCCGTAAGGGACAAAATTACACTCGCTTATTAAAGGAGAACCATGACAAACATCTACAGAGCTAAGGATTTAGCAGAACTATTTGATAAGATTACAACAAATAGTATTGGTTTAGATAGAACCATACAGAATTTTTGGGAGAGTACAAACGCTACGTACCCGCCTTTTAACATCATTCAACAAAATAATCACGAATCTACTTTAGAGATTGCACTAGCAGGATTTAAAAAGAAAGAAGTTAAAGTTTACACAGAACATGGTAAACTCGTTGTGGAGGGAAAGAAAGACGAAAAGAAAGAAAATGAGTATGTTCATCGTGGCATGGCTCAAAGATCATTCAAAAGAGAGTGGCAACTCACTGATGATATAGAAATCAAAGAAGTTGTATTTGAAGATGGTCTTCTTTCGGTAAACGTTGGTAAGGTAGTTCCAGAGCATCATGCTCGTAAAGATTACCTCTAAATATATTGAGTTCGAGATGGAACTTGGGGATCTTGACGATCCCCTTTTTCATGATATAATATAATGAGAGAGAAAAAAACATGACAGTTAAAATTCTATTGCTTAAATCTGGTGAAGATGTTATTTCAGATATAAAAGAAATGGTTTCACCTGACAAAAATGTTATAGGATATTTTCTTACTAGCCCTTGTGTTATAAAGTTGATTCCTAAAAAAACAGAAAGTGATAAAAAAGAAACTTCAATTTCAATGTATCCGTGGATGCCTCTTGCAAAAGAAAAGGAGATACCACTACCAACAGATTGGGTGGTCACAATGGTGACACCAATTGAAAAAATAGAAAAAATGTACACAGAGGATGTCTTAAATGGAAAACCCACCAATCAAACTGATAGTGCTAGTAAATCAGCAAAGGTTGGTTTCGCAAATTGAAGAAATAGGTGCAGATATTGGTCAACCAGATTGTAAATTAACAGAGCCATTTGTCGTGGGAGAAAATAATACTCTTTCACCTTGGTTAGTCGAATCTACAAATCAAAGTAGTTTCATGCTATCATCAGATAAGATCTTAACTCTTGTTGATCCTAAACCAACTTTACTTGAAAAATATCAAGATCTTCTTAAATGAAATTTTATACTAATGTCCAGTTAATTGGTAATCAATTTCTGGTTCGTGGTGTTGAGAATGGAAAGAGGTATGCACATAGAGATGAATTCTTTCCTACTCTCTTCGTTAGATCAAAAAAGAAAACAAAATATAAAACATTAAATGGTGTTCCTGTTGATGCTGTCAAACCCGGAACTGTAAGAGATTGTCGTGATTTTTTTAAGAAGTATGATGAGGTGGAAGGGTTTGAAATATATGGCAATGACAGATACATCTATCAATACATATCTGAAAAATATCCAGAGGATGAAGTTAAGTTTGATATTAGTCAGATAAAATTGGTCACACTTGATATTGAGGTATCATCGGAACAAGGCTTCCCTGATGTTGAATCATGCACAGAAGAAATACTTGCAATTACGATACAAGATTATACAACAAAACAAATTATAAGTTGGGGTGTAAAACCATTTAACAACAAACAAAAAAATGTAACTTATCATTGTTGCCATACTGAAGAAAATTTACTTCGTACATTTATTAATCACTGGATGCAAGATGTTCCTGATGTGATTACTGGATGGAATATTCAACTGTATGATATTCCCTATATTTGTAAAAGAATTAATCGTGTCCTTGGTGAAAAACTAATGAAAAGAATGTCACCTTGGGGCCTTGTATCTGAGGGAGAGGTTTATATCAACGGACGTAAGAATACTACATTTGATATTGGTGGTGTCACTCAACTAGATTACCTTGACTTATATAAGAAATTTACATACAAGGCACAAGAATCATATCGACTAGACTATATTGCAAAGGTAGAATTAGGACAACAAAAACTCGATCACTCGGAGTTTGATACCTTTAAAGATTTCTATACAAAAGGTTGGCAAAAGTTTATTGAATATAACATCATTGACGTAGAACTTGTTGATCGTTTGGAAGATAAGATGAAACTGATTGAACTTGCATTGACCATGGCCTATGATGCCAAGGTGAATTACAACGATGTGTTTTATCAGGTAAGAATGTGGGATACTATTATCTACAACTATCTCAAGAAACGTAACATTGTAATCCCCCCAAAAAATAGATCATCAAAGGCAGAAAAGTATGCGGGTGCCTATGTTAAAGAACCGATTCCCGGTAAGTATGATTGGGTGGTATCGTTTGACTTAAACTCACTGTATCCGCATTTAATCATGCAATACAATATATCTCCAGAAACACTTATTGAAACAAAACATCCGACAGTTACAGTAGATAAAATACTCGATCAAGATTTAACATTTGAGATGTATAAAGACAACGCTGTGTGTGCAAATGGTGCAATGTATCGCAAAGATGTTCGTGGATTTCTACCTGAGTTGATGGACAAAATGTATGGAGATCGTGTAGTCTTTAAAAAGAAAATGATTGAAGCAAAGAAAGCTTATGAAAAGACCCCTACAAAAACATTGGAAAAAGAGATTGCTAGATGTAATAACATTCAGATGGCAAAAAAGATTTCTCTTAATTCTGCCTATGGTGCGATTGGTAATCAATACTTCCGCTATTATAAATTAGAAAATGCGGAAGCAATTACTTTATCTGGTCAGGTTTCTATTCGTTGGATAGAGAACCGCATGAACTCTTATCTAAACAAAATACTAAAAACGGAGGATGTTGATTATGTTATTGCTAGTGATACTGACAGTATCTATCTCAACTTGGGTGATTTGGTCGATAGGGTATACGAAGGTAGAGAAAAGGATGCTGCGAGCATCGTGTCGTTCCTTAATAAGGTCTGTGAGGTGGAATTTGAAAAATATATTGAGAGTTCTTACCAAACGTTGGCCACGTACGTAAATGCATATGATCAAAAGATGTTTATGAAAAGAGAGAACATCGCAGATCGTGGTATATGGACAGCAAAGAAAAGATATATCTTAAATGTATGGGATAGTGAGGGTGTTCGTTATGAAGAACCTAAACTTAAGATGATGGGTATTGAGGCAGTTAAATCATCCACTCCCGCACCATGTCGTAAGATGATTAAAGATGCACTTAAGATAATGATGAATGGTACAGAGGAGGATATGATTGATTATATTGATACATGTCGTAAAGAATTTAAAAAGTTACCGCCAGAAGAGATTGCCTTTCCAAGAACTGCATCTGATGTTGTTAAATATAGAGCTCATTCTACAATCTATGCAAAAGGAACTCCTATACATATACGGGGTGCATTGTTGTTTAATCATTACGTAAAGAAACATAAGTTAGACAACAAATATTCTCTTATTCAAAATGGTGAGAAAATTAAATTTTGTTATTTAAAAAAACCAAATGTGATTCATGAGAATATCATCTCATTCATTCAAGACTTTCCTCATGAGATTGGTCTTGACAAATATATCGATCACGATCTACAATTCGACAAGTCATTCTTAGAACCACTCAAGATTATTCTTGATGCAATTGATTGGAATGTCGAGAAAACTGTAAACTTAGAACTATTTTTTTCCTAATGGATTTACCTATCAACAACGAAGAACTTGGCACTATTGTTAAGGCATTAACTCTTGGTGGCGATACTGCGTTATATCAAAAACTTAAATTAGTAAAAGAAACTATTGATGCAAATCCCGGTGGCCCATACAAAAAAATACTTCGCGAATCTCATGGCATGGTGATCTGATGTTTTATAAAAAAGTGAGTTTGGTTACTGGTGGGTTTGATCCCATACATAGTGGACACATATCATATTTTGCAAGAGCAAAAGACTTCTCGGATTTTTTAGTTGTTGGTATCAACACTGAGGAGTGGCTAACTAAAAAGAAAGGACAATACTTTCAATCATGGACAGAGAGAGCAGAGATCATTCGTCATTTAAGAATGGTTGATGCTGTTATTACTGTACCTGACGATGATCAAGGATCTGCGTGTGGTGCGATAGATAAATGCCTAGAGATTGCAGATGAAGTTATTTTCTGTAATGGTGGTGACAGACAAAAAGGTAACACACCAGAACTTGACAGATTTAAAAATAATGATAGAGTGAAGTTTGAATGGGGTATCGGTGGTAGTGATAAAATGAACAGTAGTTCATGGATCCTACATGGATATTTTGAAAGACAACGTAAATTACTAGGAATCTGATGGAAACAACGCACAGAAAGACACTATTACATCTCTTAAAAGAACGTGCTTATAAACGTGGAGAATACACATTATCATCTGGTAAAAAATCCGAACATTATATAAATTGTAAGCCTGTTACACTATCATGCGAAGGAAACGCATTACTATCTCATTTGATGATTAAGGAAGTTGAAGATGATGCCATAGCGGTTGGTGGTCTCACTCTAGGTGCAGATCCCCTTGTATGTGGTGTTGCACAAAGAGCTTACTATTCGGGTCATAGACACCTTGATGCGTTGATAGTAAGAAGAAATCCAAAAGGTCATGGTACAAAAGAAGTTATCGAAGGTAATAAACCTCCAAAGGGTTCAGTTGTCACTGTTTTAGAAGATGTGACAACAACTGGTAGTAGTGCTATAAAGGCTGTAAATGTCCTGAGAGATGCAGGGTATGTTGTAAATCGTGTTGTTGCAATAGTAGATCGCCAAGAAAATCATAAGGTGTGGGAGAACAACGAACTTGAATTTATTTCATTATTTAAATTGGAGGATATTATTAAATGAAATGTTGGCATTGTAATGATGAACTGATCTGGGGTGGAGATCATGATATTGACGAAGATGAGAGTATGGAGTATGATATGGTTACTAACTTATCATGTCCAACTTGTGAATCTTACGTTGAAGTGTATCACAAGTTTAAAAAATAATTATGGATTTTCTAAAAGAAATTGTAAAAGAAATTGGAGATGACTTCACTCAACTTGCATCAAATATCGATGAAACTGAAACATTCATTGACACAGGTTCGTACATTTTTAATGGACTTATATCAGGGAGTATATTTGGTGGTGTATCTAATAACAAAATCACTGCAATTGCTGGCGAGTCTAGCACTGGAAAAACTTTCTTCTCTTTGGCAGTCGTCAAAAATTTCCTTGATTCTAATCCTGATTCTTATTGCTTATATTTCGATACTGAAGCCGCTGTCAATAAGTCTTTACTCACAAGTCGTGGAATTGATTTAGATCGTCTTGTAGTTGTTAATGTTGTTACGATTGAAGAGTTTAGAACAAAAGCATTAAAAGCAGTTGACATATATTTAAAAAAACCAGAGGATGAACGTAAACCTTGTATGTTTGTTCTTGATTCTCTTGGCATGTTGTCAACAGAAAAGGAAATCAATGATGCATTGAATGATAAACAAGTAAGAGATATGACCAAATCTCAACTTGTTAAAGGTGCATTCCGTATGCTTACACTTAAACTTGGTCAAGCAAATATTCCTCTTATAGTTACAAACCACACTTATGATGTTATCGGATCTTATGTTCCCACAAAAGAAATGGGTGGAGGTAGCGGTCTTAAGTATGCAGCCAGCACGATCATTTATCTCTCAAAGAAAAAAGAAAAAGATGGAAAGGCAGTCATTGGAAACATTGTCAAAGCAAAGACTCATAAATCACGTTTAAGTAAAGAGAATAAAGAAGTTGAGATTCGTTTATACTATGATGAACGTGGACTTGATAAGTATTATGGTTTACTTGAACTGGGTGAGATTGGTGGATTGTGGAAGAATGTTGCAGGTAGATATGAAATCAATGGAAAGAAAATTTATGCAAAACAAATATATGCAGATCCAGAAACATATTTCGATGAATATGTAATGCAAGCTCTTGATGAAATAGCACAGAAGGAGTTTAGTTATGGAGAAAGTTGAGTTTCTAATTCTTAGAAATC